TAATGGTACACCCACGCATACGTCTTCCAGAATGCGTAACATACTTGTTCCCAATCCAGAACACCGTCCATCAAATGAACGGATATACGCTTCTCTAGGGCGTATCCATCGGGTGACAAGACATGACGGTTCTCAGGTTTCGCAAACTTCTTGAGAATGTTCAGTTCATCCTTGTCTGCGTCGTTGCGGTTGGAGTAGTAAATCGCACGCGAATATCCATTCTCTCGCAATGAGAACAATCCTAGATTCGGCATGAAATCATTCCCGAAACACATGATGCTCATCTTGACAAATATCTCCTTCTCCACAGGAAGTACCTTTTCCAGTTCGGTAATCGAGAGGGTAGAGAACCCTCGTTCTTCCGTCTCGCGCAACAGTTGAATGTCGGCAAGATGATTCTGAGCAAGCGCAATCACTACCAAATCAGCATCCAACCCGTAGATCGTAACCTTCTTCCGTTGGTCGGCAGGCAGTGTCCGCAACCATGTAAAGATCTTGTGCTCTCCTTCACCAGGTTCCAGTGTATCCGACACAATGATATCCCGGAACATGAACTTGATTGTCCTGGACAACTCCTTCATATACGGTGTCCCAGGTGAAATCTGATGCTTGTCAAACTCTCCGGGTTCTCCTCGTCTCATACGACGATATCGTTGCTGGACCATTTTCGCATACGGAACCAATCCATCAAAGGCAACATAGACATGTTTCGCTTCCACGACGTCTGTCAAGAGGTCATGAAGCGCAACAACGACACTCCCAATCGGGTTCTCCGCCTTCAGATAGTGATGAATGAAGCAGTTAAAGTCAATTGCCAGAATGTCTGTCTTAACTTTTCCTCCTCCGAGGTTCTTTTGGATATGCTTATGATTTCGGATCAGACTTGCGACGTAATACGGAATCCCCATTACCTTACTTCTCCAGGTTACCTGTAAAGCAGTAGAAGATGTAGGTGGGTAGGTAAGGATTCGGGTCTTCAATATCTTCATCCATCAGAAGTAGGATTTGTCGTTTGCGGAATTTGTTGAGAACGTACAGCGTTTTATTGTCAAGTCTTGGAAGACGTGATTGGAGTTCTTTCCTTCGCGCTCGGTAATCCGCCTCAGGTGACGCCAGATCTATCGTTAGCATCCAGCATGTTTTTTACCGAGAAGAAGAAATGATTGTGTGGTTGCTTCTACTTGCCCTGGTGGTGTTTCTCATCTACATGTGGCAGAATGGCGGCATTGCTACGTCAAAGGAAGAGAAACCGGGTTGTAACACGTGTCCCAACAAGAAGAATCCCAGTCTACTATAAATGGATACCACAACAAAACCAGGCGTGGACGGAACGCGGTATACGGGTCTCTACAATGTGAAACCCGAGTTAGGACCCCGGAGGACGCGCAAGACCCGTAAGAACCTCATCGGTCCGCTGAGGAAGGGTCTGATGAAGAAGGTTGGGTATTCTGTAACTGCGAAGACGTCTGCTCGTCATCGGGCAGTGGATCGTGCGGTCAAGAAGTATGGCAAGTTGTCGACCCTGCGCAAGTTGAACGCAGTCGCAGTGTACACTCGTCGCAGGTCGCCCATGAAGAGTCGCAAGTTCAAGTCCGACGTCAAGTATGTCCAGAAGAAGTATTATTGAACAGATACAAATGAAGGTGCCTAGATGGGGTTGGTATATCGTAGTTGCGGTACTCGCGGTGGCGGTATTCTTTATGACAGGTGCGTCCAAGCAGGCAGAGTGCCCTGGATCTCAGGTCTGGTGCCCAGGCGTGGGTTGCGTGTCAGGTCCTGATAAGTGTTTCGCAGGCAATCAGGGTGGACCGTCTGCGACGTTTTCCAAGGAGGGGTTTGAAGTCATGAAACCCAAACCCTGGAATGCGGACTGGGCAAAGATTCTAGACCCTTCGTTCAAGTCATGGCCCGGGATTGGCAAGACGAGCATGCCTCCCGACTATGGCAAGGAGAAGTTTGTAAACAAGCGTTGCCCGGATGGTACGCGCAGTGATGGTCCCTGCCTCATGGAGTTTCGTACGTTCTAACAAATGCAGTTGTTTGTAGAAGCGTTCGTCGTGGGGGTGGGGTTGGTTGCGGTATATTTCGCAGTGAAGATGGCGAAACTGGGCGAACTTGTCACAGTCTTCCTCGCCGGAGCACTCTTTCATCTGGTTGCGGAATTTTCGGGAGTGAATGATTGGTATTTGGACAATAGCGTTGCGGCAAAGAAGCGCCGGTAATGGATTTTTTCCGCGTGGAGTAATAAAAATGTGGGGCTACGTTCTAACGACTGCGATCCTCTTCTATCTGCTCACGCCCGGCGTGCTGATCTCCCTGCCCCCCGGTGCCGGTTTCCAGACCCAGGCGATGGTCCACGCCGTGGTGTTCGCCCTGGTACACAAGTTCGTCCAGCACGGACTGCTGAAGCAGTAAAACGGAAAACTGCTTGACGAAAGGGTAAACCATACCCACAATGGATGAAATAGCACAATTAGAAATGCGAGGAGACGAGATCTGGGAGTTGCTCCAAGATCCAAATCTTCCACCTCTTGACCGAGATGAACTCGTACAAGAATTGGAACAGATTACAGACAGGTTGATGGAGATTGAGGATGATGAAACGTCTACGCTAACTTCTTGCGAGAGTCAGTCCATTGGACCGGACGAGTATGACCGGGAGGTTGTGATTATCGAAGCGCACTTTGATTTGGAGAATGAGATTTAGATGTCATTTACGGGTTCAGAATAATGTCATTTGGTTATGTGTATGTAATGAGCAATCCCTCGATGCCCGGGATGTACAAGATTGGATTTACGACGCGACCGATGGAAGAGCGCCTACAAGAGGCAAATCAACCCAATACATGGATCCCTACACCTTTTTTGCTGGAGTTTGCAAAGTTTGTGGTCAATCCTCAGCAGAAGGAGATGACCATCCATAAGATTCTGAACCGAGAGCGAGTGAATCCAAATCGCGAGTTCTTTCGCGTGGAGTTGGATCAGGTGAAACTGCTGTTTGACCTGATGGACACGACCCAGGCACCCGAACCTGAACCGGATGCAGAATCGCGTATGATTGGAGATGAGGTACTACGCCTCTTTTTGGACACCTTTGTCTATCCTTCCACTGCGACAGACGAGGCAGTGACCTGGCAGAAGATTGAGGCGTTCTTCAAGTCCTGGAAGCGTGAACAGGGATACACTTCTGGAAATGCTCTCAAGTTGCGCGAGATGCTTGTGGAAGCGTACGGGAAACCAAATCGGGGAGAGGGGTGGACTGTGTTTCGGTTGAAGGTGTGAAAACGGATTTGTGTTTCTGTAGGTGATGAATGTATCCCACAGCAGAATGGAGACTTATACGCGCGATTATCTGAAGACTCTTCCAGTTCATGGTAGAGGTTATCATATAGAGAACACTATTGTAAAACAGGTGCTACAGTTGGCAGCATCGGGGCATCACACAAAGCACATTGTAAATGGTGCTCACTTTTACGAACACCACAAAAAGGAACAGATAACCGAATGGTTGGTTTCGCGTCTCAAGGAGAGATTTCCTGGAGTGACTGTAGAGTATCGCGAGGCGACTGATCTGAGAGGAAATGTAGAACGAGGGATTGTTATCGACTGGTCGTAAAACGGATTTATCACAATACTGGTTGTCACATGTATGGAGCAGTGTAAAGACTGTAATACAGAGATACCGGATTGGTTAGTTCCTATCTACAAAGGACGATGTGTAAACTGCCACATAGGTCATGTGTGCGTATACTGTAAGAAACCGAAGGTTGCGATCGGAAACTCACGTAGAAACGGGAAAGACGGTCAGAACGACTGGGATGATCGTTTGTATCACAAGCAATGTTGGATTCTACTAAAAAGATTAGGAAAAGTGTAACAATGGAGGAATGTCCCATNNCACACCTTTCACAAAGAATGTATAGACAAGTGGGCGGAGCACCACTGCACATGTCCGTACTGTCGCTATGTTTTTCGTGTGAAACCTCCTAATCTGGATATGTGTCTCGCAATGCTTCGGATTGTCACCTATACCTTGTTGTTTTTGTTTTTGTTGCTGTTCGCGAAAGATTAAACGCTACTAATGAACTCCCAATGCAAATACGCGCAAATCTTCGCCCAGATCTGGTCATGCGCAATCAGTCGGTCCCTCGACTTGAGTAACGGGAAGTACACCTTAAACTCATCCAACTCCAGCAACTCAAAGAACTTGTAGAGAATGTAGGAGTAACTCAAAAAGTTCGTTCTGTCGTTCGGACAGTACAACAGAAAAGGTGCCTGAATATCCTGAAACATGGTTCGAATCTTCTCCTCAATCTCAGGAGTAATTGTAGGCGGCGGATTGCCATTGAGTCGGGATAGGATGTGTGCACGATGTTCATAATACTTGCTCCTGTTGAGTTTCTTTAAAATCTGTCGAATGTCTTCCTCTGTCAAATCCGCGATATTCGTAATCCTACGCTTACGAATCTCCAGGATCACTTCATTCATCACCTCCTCTGGAATGATGGTGCTTTCTTTTGCCTGAAACTGATTGAGAATCTCATTCAGATGGTTGATCTTTTTGTATGCGTAGTTGTTCCGTTCCTTGGGAGGATCCCTAAAACTGGGAAAATCGGACACGACCAGCGCATACTCTTCTGACCCACACTTAGGACATACCAGAATACCCTCCGACGAAATCTCCTCACGCGCGACATTACACTGCAGACAATGCTCCGTCATCAACTGAACCACCTCGGGTCCATTGGATAACCTCATACGCTGGACATACTCATCAAACATTTGCTTGCGACTCA